ACCACCAACGGTCTTAGGCACTCAACATTGTCCGCACAGATGCCATCGGAGAGCAGCTCCGTTGTGTCAAATGCAACCAATGGAATCGAGCCACCTAGAGACTACTTGTCCATTAAAAAATCAAAGAAAGGACCACTTAAGCAGATTGTTCCGTCGTATCAATCCCTTAAGAATAACTACACGTTACTCTGGGATATGGAAGACAACACAGGATACATCAACGTGGTAGCAGTGATGCAGAAGTTTTTTGATCAAGCAATCAGTGGTAACTGGGCTTATAATCCAGAGCATTACCCAGACAATGAGGTACCATCCAGTGTGATGGCAAACGATCTTCTTACCACTTACAAGATGGGATGGAAGACCTCTTACTATCAGAATACATATGATGCTAAGAAGGATATAGATGAGCCAGCACATCCAATAGGATGGCATGAGTACCCCAATGGTCCAAATGATATTAATGATCTATTAAAAGAGTTAGAAGAAGCAGACGAATCAGAATGCGAGGCTTGTAATGTTTAGTAAAGAATTGAAAGAGGGTACTAAGAAGTCCCACAACGCAGCAGAGAATACTAAATTTGTATCTCAATTCCTTAAGGGGGTATTGAATCAAGATGAGTATGCTAAGTTGCTTAGTAACTTTTATTATGTGTACCAAACGATGGAGGAGTGTGTCAGTTCATCAACTGACCCCTATGTGAAAAATCTGCACCGATGGAATGCTACACTGTTTAGGACTTCCTTCCTTACTAGAGACCTTAGATACTACTATGGTCCTCTGTGGAGGGAGTATGCTAAACCCTCTGAAGCTTGTAACACATACTGTTATAGGATCGGTGAGGTAGCAGAAAACGATCCATACTTATTGATAGCACACCACTACACACGTTACATAGGTGACCTGTCTGGTGGTCAGATACTGAAAGGTATTGCTCAGAAGGCACTCAACCCACCTGTGGGTGAGGGTCTACACTTCTATGACTTCCCTCGTATTGAGGACTCTAAGGTATGGAAGGCTGAGTATCGCACAGTGCTAGATGGTTTAAACTTTGATGAGCAGCAGAAGAATGCTTTAATTACTGAAGCAAACTATGCCTTCCGTCTTAACATGTATATGTTTGACGAGATACAAGGTGATGCTGGCAAATCATTATGGAAAATTTTATGGAACACTATCCGAGGTAAGTAATGACTGAAAGGTATGACGATTCCAATTGGAGAGAAGAATACAAAGCGTATACTTCTAGCAGGTATGAATTAGACTTGCTTGAGAATGGACCTAAGAGTCTGTCTCAGTCATGGATGATGGGTGCACTGCATAATAAATGGCGAAAGATGAAGGGTTATAAAGACCCAGAGCCACCTGATTGTCAATCATCGTTATCGGAGTCGTTAAAAAAATGGGGTTAAGTGTATTCAATACTGAGAAAGTAGACACTACTAAGCAACCAATGTTCTTTGGGAAACCTCTGGGCATGCAAAGGTATGATGAATACAAGTACCCTGACTTCGACAAGTTAACTCAGACACAACTGGGTTACTTCTGGAGACCTGAAGAGGTATCACTCCAGAAAGATAGAGCTGATTACAAGACTCTATCTGATCAACAAAAACATATCTATACTTCAAATTTGAAGTATCAAATACTCCTAGACTCTGTACAAGGACGTGGTCCTGGTATGGCATTTTCACCTTACTGTAGTCTTCCAGAGTTGGAAGGATGCATGGGTGTCTGGGAATTCATGGAGCAAATACACTCACGCTCCTACACTCACATCATTAAGAATGTGTACGCTAATCCATCTGAAGTATTCGATGCAGTACTAGACGATGAGAAGATCATGGCTCGTGCAGAGTCAGTGACTAAAGCATACAATGATTTCATTGAATATGCTAGTCAGTATGCTACTGGTAATATGTGGGCTCCTGATGCTAGGTCATCACCGAGTCACCAGTGGACATTAAAAGATCTTAAACGATCATTATACAGAGCAGTTTTAAATGTTAACATCCTCGAAGGCATTCGTTTTTACGTGTCTTTCGCTTGCTCTTTTGCTTTCGGTGAGCTTAAGCTCATGGAAGGGAGTGCTAAAATCATATCCCTTATTGCAAGAGATGAGTCTCAACATCTTGCACTTACTCAAAAAATAATATACAAGTGGAGGAAGGGTGATGATCCTGTCATGGCAGAGATTCATGAGGAAGAGAAAGAGAATGTTGTTGCAATGTTTAAAGCAGCAGTAGATGAAGAGAAGGACTGGGCTAACTACCTATTCTCTCAAGGAAGTATGATTGGTTTGAATGACAGACTACTGTCACAGTATGTTGAGTGGATTGCTAATAGAAGAATGAAAGCAATAGGTATTGATCCTATCTACGATGTACCCGCCAAGAACAATCCGTTACCTTGGACAGAACACTGGCTAAATAGTAAAGGTCAGCAGAATGCTCCTCAGGAAACTGAGATTGAGTCCTATATCGTTGGAGGGATTAAACAAGATGTCGAATCTAATACCTTTAGTGGATTTAAGCTCTAACCTATGGCGAAAGGTTAGGGATAGATGGTTTGGAAAATTGAATGAGAAGAAGAACTCAGCAGGAGAAAGTGATTTCCTCGCTGAAAGACCAGAGAACTGGTATCAAGGACCACTTATCTTTCCTGCGTTCCCTCAAGAGGGAGTTGAAATGGAAACCGCACAACCTTATAGGACAAAAAAGGTTGGACTCTATAATGAAGAATGGTCAGACTAATAAGAAATGTAACAAGTAATACATTTTTATTGCCTAAATAGTAAGGGTATGCTAACATACCTATACGTTCATCCCAAAAGGGACGCAAGTAAGCCGACACGGAACGGAATCGTTCATCCCAATGTTTCATCTAGCAGTTATCGCAACCGCCTTCTCCTGTATCGAAGCTCAATCACTCGTCGATAAGATGAGAGAGTATAAGATAGAGGATGAGACACGAGCTGAGATGATCAGTGTAGTGGTAGAGGGAACACCTCATTGTGAGTGGGACGCAAATGCCGACTGAAGGAACGGGGTCTTATCCACCCTACTTTCAGGAGAAAGCAAATGACAACAGTCACTTATCGTGGAGTCAAGTACGACTCTGAAGAGTACAACGCTAAGGTTCTCGAAGAGAATGCCAAGCGTAACAGACACGATCTAATGTATCGTGGTCTAAAGGTTTCCAAAAAACTGGTAACCGCCTAACTAAATAGTGGGGAGTTTATTCTCCCCATTTTTTATGAAAAAATTTGAAGTAACATATCGTCTGCCTACTACTGGTACAAAGTACCATAAGACTATAGTAGAGGCAGACAATCAAGTGTTCGCCAACAAAATATTTGAAGCACAGATACCTAGTGCCACTCGTTGTGGTAACGCACGTGAATTACATAACCAATGAAGATAGATACACAAGGGATGAGTGGTCCTGCTGATCCTAATTACAAGGGTAGACCATTAGAAGAACAACAAAGGAATCTACCTAAAGCAATCATCACACCTCGTAGGTTGTTTACACCTGAGTATGTTAAGGAGTTAAAGATACTTCTTAATGAAGTGTTGGATGAAAGACAATACCAAAAGGAATTGTCACAAGCGGTTGACAACCCAACACCGCCTGGTATATCATACTTTGATGTAGAGCACTTCAAACATAGTATTGATGACCCAGAACCTGAGTACCCATTAGAATCTAAAGAGGATCTTAAATGACTAAGTACTTCTGTCTACCTACAGGACTCCTGCAATGGATTGGGAGTTAGAGCAACGTAACCTACGACTCGAAGACATGATTATTGTTTACGAACAAGAAATTAAAACATTACAAACTGAAAATGAGAAGCTGAAAAGAAAGCTAGAAATTCTTGAAGCCAAACTATCTGTGATTGAAACCTATGACGAAGACGACGACGAAGCGTAAACGCATCGGTGTTATGTGCTCTGGCAAGGGCACCAACTTTGAAAACATAGTCACCTCATGTAACAGGCACGAAGTAGTGCTTATGATACATGATAAAGAGAAGTGTGGAGCAGCAAAACGAGCAGAGAAATGGGGAATTCCACACGTAAGAGTAAAGCATAACAGAGAAGACGAGATGATTGCACTCTTCAAGTCATGGAGAGTAGATCTAATAGTCTTAGCGGGGTACATGAGAATACTGAAGAGACCTTCAGACTTCCACTGCCCCATTATTAATGTACACCCATCACTACTACCAAAATATAAGGGATTACACGCTGTTGAACAGGCCCTAGATAGTGGTGACGAGATTACAGGATGTACCGTACATTATGTAAATGAAGAGCTAGATGGTGGAGAGATAATAGCACAGAGTAAGGTAGATATATTACCTGATGATACTGTGGACACTCTAACCAGACGCATTCAGTTGCAAGAGTATGCCCTGTTACCATATGTAATTGAACATCATGAAACCCCAATCAGCGAAGGCGAAAGGCAGATTGTTTCAGCAATGGGTGCGAGACATGCTTATAGAGGAGAGGAATATTCATCCAGAGGACATCGAGAGCAGGTCGATGGGGGCGGGTGGAGAAGACTTGATTATGGCTAGGGATGCTAGACAAAAGTTTCCCTTTAGTATAGAATGTAAGAACCAAGAGAAGTTAAATGTCTATGATGCATACGATCAGGCATGTGCTAACTCAGGTGACCATGAGCCTATATTATTCATGAAGAAGAATAGAAAGAAACCATTAGTGGTAGTAGATGCTGAGTTTTTTATTAAGAATTTTAAATGACAGTCTACACAATGTTTCAGGTGCCTATCATTCACTACCAGATAGAGAATTGGGAGCACAATAAGAAGAGAATACTAGATGCCTTACCACCTGAGTGTCCAGAGCATGCTGACCCTCAGGATAATGGACTGTTCACAGACTTCTTTTTAACTGCTGCTGCTGGTGTCAAGACGATGCCTGAGTATTCAGAGACAGTAATTGATATTATCAAACCATACTTAGCTGACTTCTCAGGAGAGAGAAGAGTAGAGTTTACTGACATGTGGTACCAAAAATATTATAAAGGTGTGTCTCATTCTGTACACAACCACGGACACAGTGGGTGGTCGTCAGTAATTTATGTTGAGTTTGATCCTAAGTTGCATGAAGCAACTCAATACTTCTCACCATTTAAAAACATTTGGAATGGTAACTTAGAGACTTTCCAAGCACCTGTAGAAGAGGGTGACATGGTTATATTCCCTGCTACTATTGCACATGAAGCACCAGTAAATAGATCAGACACAAGAAGGACTATAGTTTCTTATAACTTAAGAGGACACACTGATTTAGTTAAGAAGAAGTTATGGGATGGAGACCCAATAGTAACGATGCCATCATGACAGACAACGAAGAGTTAGTAATATACAAGGGAGGTATATGTGAGAGACGTACTGACTTTGTGTGGGGTGAGTTTATAGATACTAAAATATGTGATGGTCTCTTAGAATTCTGGGAGCAACAGAGATTCTTACCTGTAACTGAAGGTCAGGTGTATGATCAAGGTGATATCAATGTTAATAAAGACTTTAAAGACTCTATTGACATGCATATACCTTATCAGATAGCAATGCCACACGTACAGGACTTTGTAATGGCATTACAGCAGGTCTTAAATGGTTACTGTAAGACGTTCCCTTTCTGTGAGACATCTAGGTTTCAAATTGTTGAGCCTATGAGTATGCAATGCTATCCTGTAGGTGGTGGGTTTAAACAGTGGCATACTGAGAGACTCAGTGCTTTACCAGGAAATGCATTCAGACATTTGGTATGGATGACATATCTTAATGATGTACCTGATGGTGGTACTGAATGGTATCATCAAGACCTTTACATACCAGCACAAAAAGGGTATACTGTCATATGGCCTGCGGATTGGACTCATTTCCACCGTGGAAGAGTCTCTAATACCTTAGAGAAACAGATCATAACAGGGTGGTTCTCTTTTGTCTGAAGAAACCTACTACCAATACTTATTACAACAGTATCGACTAGCTATGCAAGACCAAGGGGCAATCCCCAAAGAATCTCAGGATGAGTTATGGAATAGAGCACTTGATATCTTTATCGAGTCTGTCCATAAACCTGATAACTCACTACGCACTTGTGCTCACAATCAGAAGTGCTATAATGAACTGATGTGGATCCGAGAGGATATCATCGAACACTTAAACACATTACGGAGAAAACCATGAGCTGTGGATTACATACAAATTTGGATGCTGCCGTAGCAGCAGTGAAGAAAGCATTGACTACTGCACTCGACGCAGACATTGCTGAGAAAGATTTAGAAGATATACTAGCAGCATATACTAACCTTAAGTCAGTTGCTAAGAGAGTACCTACTGGTATTACTTTTGTACCAGACACTACGTTAGGAGATGCACTCACATTCAATGACAATATCAACATCGATACCTCTGAGTATGTCGGTGCTGCTGAGACAGTTACCTTTGGAGGAGATTATGTTGCAGGTCTTGGACAGGATGTGATAACCTTCGGTGATGACATTGATAAGGATATCTAATTGAGGTGTGGGTATCCATACCTATAGGGGTTGACAGGAATTTAATGTTTGCTATATAATATTGTTACGTTACTTAACAAAAGTAAACACAATGACACAATCAGTGGCAAAACGGTATACAACTACCGAGTATGGAAAGCAAAACATCTTTCCTGTCGAGCCAAGAATCGAGGTCTTAGAAAACCAAGACTATTGGAAGAATGCTGAGTTATTAAATGGTCGTCTTGCGATGATCGGTTTATTCGCAGCAGTACATAACTATGCCATCTTCGGATGGATAATACCAGGCATTGGTTAGTCGAACCAAGGTCTCTTTAAATTTCTACCCCTATTAATCTAAGAAAATGACACCAGAAGCAGAAAAGTTTAACGGTTGGATGGCAATGATCGGTTTCGTAGCCGCAGTCGGAGCATACATCACTACAGGTCAAATCATCCCAGGTATATTCTAATGGGAAATCAAGGCACTTATGATCTCTTTTGGAGATCAAATGGAAGAGCGACAATGGTCCTCTTCTGGGTTGGTATAGCACTCTATACTAAGTTCAAATACTTTGGTTAAAATATCTAAAGTATAAATACTTATTCATAAATGTTAACATAACAACACAAATCAATGAGCGACTTCGTAGCCGCATCAGACAGTATATCACCACTAGTAGCAGTCCTCTGGGTTTTCTATCCTATGACTGCTTTAGTCTTGATAGAATTATTTTTAAGAGCCATCAATGATGACGATGACGATCAAGATGGTGGCAAAATGATACCAGCAACAGTACCAACAGGAGCTTAACATGCATTTCATAATCTTCGGTTGCGTTTTAGCAGCAACAGCATACACTAACGTATTCTCATTCGTACTACAATGATAATAGTATTCATTATTGTAGCAATGCTCCTCCTCTTAGTAGGTCTAGGAGTATGGCAGACCTTTGGTAAAGGTAAGGATGACCTTAGAGATCCTATTGACGAGCATGCTAAACTACATGAGCTAGGTATAGCACACGGTCATTCGCCAAAGAGATAATGCTTTTTTTAATTTCAGTAATGTCATTTGCAAACTTTGTATTCTATCCTCTAGTGATAGCAACAATCATTGCATTTATCATTGAGCAAATCTTCAGAGCACAAGATAAAGCACCTCAAATACTGAGGTCAATGGCAGTTAGAAAATATTTCTGGAGACAGGCATGGATATTCAACATCATATGGTTTGTTGGATACTTCATACTATTAATAGTAAACAGACCAGGGGCACAGCAGATGCCCGACTTAATATGGCAGGGTTAGAGACAACATTAATAACAATACCTCAAGGTTGGCATCCACTACTCGAGCTTGCTCTTATAATTACTATTGGAGTGACGTTTGGGTGAGCAGTGTACCGATTAGAATACTGTCACAAGGAGGAG